ATCCATGTACGGAGTATTTTGAACTCCTAACCCAAAAGCACCCACCTGCATGACGTTCCCAGTTGCGGTTCCGACGGTCTTCGTCGCGCTGTCTCCTAAACCGAGGTTTGTGCGAGCGTCTTCCTTGGTTGTTGCGCCGGTACCGCCCTGGTTAACTGCAAGTGCCCCATTAGTCCCTTTTTGCAAAAGTTTCCCGATAGCAGGGATCGTTAAACTGACGCCATTAATCGTGACGGTCACGTTTTGATTCGCTGTCGTGCTGGCAAAGCTCTCCCACGCACCAATATTCTCGTCGTATTCGCTTATCAGCAGCGAGATGCTTTGCGCCAGCCCATCGACGGAAAGGTTATCCGTGACGAGGATGCCGTATTTCTGGCCGTTCAGCGCCAGAGATGCGGCAGGGGTAACGGTGAGTGATGTCGCGCTATTAACGGTGGTGATTTGAAACATCTGAACCGGGTTTGAGAGAACTAAAATAGTCTGTCCCGCGCGGACCTGACTGGCTGGTGCGGTCCAGTTTGTTCCGGCTCCCGTCGCAGTATTTCCGTTAACAGAGATAGTTCCAGTGTTGTAAATCATAAGTTCTCCAGGCATAACAAACCCAGCCGAAGCTGGGTCTGGGAAAAGGCTATTTAAGTGAATCAGACGTACATATCAGGAAGAACGGGAAGCGTAAGAGGCGTGATCGAATTGTTGCCGAAAATGGCGTACTGATTGCGCCCAAGATATTTCCCACCCTGAACTGACGCGTTGCCGTTCTGCATCTTGATTCCGAACATTCTGTAGATGTAGATATTATTCACCATGTGGACCATTAGACCAAAGCGACCCAGCGGGACATAACCGCCGCCAGTGCTCACGGCGTTAGTCGAGGGGGTCCACAGTTTATTCAAATACACAAACGGTCTTCTTGTGGTGGAAAACGTACAGGTCCCGGCCGTGTTGAAAATGTTGAGTCCTGTTCCAGGCTGCGGCGCAACGCCACTGGCGAAGATAACGATATCTATCGTGCCGGTTGCCGGAGCGTCATCATTCGTTGATGGCGGGCTGAAAAACCTGACCGTGTTGCCGTCGAAATCAACCGTGTTACTGCTGTTGCAGCGGCCAAATACAATGTATTTCGATTTGTCATACCCCGCGATACTGGGCACCGCCCATCCGCCTGAGGGAACGTTAACTGTTCCCTTCCAGATACATTGTCCTGACTGCGTTGCATTAGTGATGGATGTAAAATCGGTGCTGTCGCTAATAAGAAGCCCCACACCATTCCTCTGGCCAGCCGGGAATATCTGCCACACGCTTCCCGGGAAAGTGTATGTGCTATCGCGTTCACTGATATCCTGAGCTTTCATTGTCGAATTTTGCGTAACGCGCCCGCCAGATATAGTCACTGAATTCATTTTATGAAGCAGGCCAGAATCCAGATAAGCCGTGGCGTAAGGAATGAACAAAACCTGGGCTCCGGAGACATAACCGGCGATATCAGCAAACTTAGATTTCTGATAGCCACTATCAAAACTGACCCCAAAAGACGGGCACCTCAGGCCCGCCGTTATTTCCATCGGCTTTCCGCCGTCATTAAGGTCGATCAGAAGGCCTCTTGGCATACTATTACCACTCCCCAAGAACAATTCTGCCACCACCAGTCAGATTGATAGTGACCCCATTGCTATCGATCACCGTCGCCTTATTCGGGCCACTGAAACCAAAATTACCGCTTGTGGCATAAACAGACCCGCGGACGGTCACGTTGTTTAACTCGGCGTTACCGCTCTTTGGCATATTCCACCCGGTAGAACCTGATACGAAATTTGCTGATTTCAGAGAGTCAGTAATTTTCGCAAACTGGATACTGGCATCGCGGAAGAAAGCATCGTTGATGAATGTCTGCCCATTCTGAATAACAAAGGGTAACGTAACTGTTCCCCCGGCCTGCGCCATTACAGCAAAGCGATCGGCCACGAACAGCACCTGTGACTGCATCCCGGAAGGTGTATTTTCAACACCGATGCCCATCCCCGCAGCGTACTGACGTCCGTTGGCATCAACTGCCACCTTGATGTTGTACATGGCACTGAGGTTACCATTCACATCAGCGACCGCTTTCGAGGTCTGACTGATCGCTGCCGTCTGGGCGTTCACTGTCACCGTCAGAGAATTTATCTTTATGGCCGAGGCCTGGGTGAAGTTCGCTAACGTTTCGGTGAGGTCTGTGGAGTTGGAAAGATTTCCGCCAGCAGAAGCATCCAGAGTGACCAGAGCTCGCGAAACGGCCTCACTGGTATCAACAATAGTGGTATCGATGCGATCAATACTGGCGCTGTTTCCTGAGTTCGTTGCCGTTTGCGACCTTCGGCTGGTCACCTGTGCAAGGCTGTTCTGAATAACGGCTATCGAGGAATTTTTGACTCCGCCCGTCATACCGTCCATAGAAACAGATATCTCTTCGATCTTTACAGCGGCCTTAGCCAGCCCGTCGGTATTCTCCTGAATGGCCAGCGCCTGCTGTTCCAGATCGTCGGCGTTCTGTTTAATATCATTAGCCATATCTGCAATTTTTTCATTGCTGTCTACGGCACTTTCTATCAGTTCCTTAAAGGTATCGGAGTCTTTAATTTCATCGAGGATCACGTCTGTAATATCGGATACATCGGTGCTGGCCTGCCCCCTCACCCAGCCGGTATAACCAGATTCGTTGCCGGTTCGGTCCACCAGCTGCGCGCGGTACCAGAATATCTGCCCTGCCTTGAGGCCCATCTGCTGATATTTCCGCTGCGGGTAAGGCACATCGGCCAGCAGCATCGCATCGCCTCCGGTCCCGGTCCCGGTCAGACTGTACTGAATTTCAGTCTTCAGTGTGTCGTCGGTATTCGCCGGGAATCCCCAGTTCAGCTCGATACCGAACACCACGTTTTCAGAAGCGATAAAGCCCACAGGCTTCGGCGGATTACCCACTTTACCCGTCAGCGCTTTCTCTTCTGAATAGCCCCATCCGGATGAAATCTCTGCGGCATTGATTGCGCGCACGCGCACAAGATAGCGCCCGGCATAAATCCCCGGGACGTCGAATGACGTGGTGGAGCTGCGCGGCACGTTAACCCAGTTCCCGTCGTTGCGGCGCCACTGCGCTTCATAGGCGATAGCGTTCTGCGCCTGGTCCCAGCTCACGCGCATGGTTTCAACGCTGATATTCTGCTGAACCACCGAGAAGGAACTGATCACTATGTTGGCTGGCGGTGACTGATTACCTGGAGGAATAACGCTTATCGGGCGCTGGTCGATGATCGCCCCCGTATCGATACGGGCATACTTATCAGGATCGTGATATGCCCCCGTGATAGTGAAGGTCCCATCGTTGTTATCTGAGACACTTACCACCCGATACTGCTGCGCATAAAGATCGTCAGATTCAACCACCCAGACAGCTTCTATTTGTGGCGTTTCGCCGAAGGCTGTGGTGACAGTGATGGCTTTGCCATTCACGCTTTGCACCGTGCGACTCTGTGACGCGCCGGAGGGCAGGTTCACTATCAACCGATTGCCAGCTACAACATCAGCCACACGATCCAGCGTAATGACCCTGCCATTCACTGCGCTGATCCGTCCACCAGTCACTTTACCTGAGAGCAGCTCGTCTGCGACCGCGATGATGTAGCCTGGCTGTGGGATGTTCCCATCCAGCCCGACCGAGAAAGAGACTATCCTGTCTTTGTTATTGGTCAGTATCCCCCAGCGACCTTTACGGTTGGCTTCTGATTGCCGGGTGCAGCCGATAGCAGTCAGCTCGAGCTGGTTATACCCGTAGCGGGCGACAAGCGACTGCTCGAAAACTGGCTCCATTGCATCTGCGTAGGCATTAGCCGGATCAGACCAGGAAACAAGCGCAGTGGTATAGCGTGTTTTGGTTGTGCTGCTGGAGTACGCAAATTTGCCGTCAATGACATTGGCGCGCGTGTAGCTGTAATCGATATCGCGCGGCATATCTGCCTGGCTGACAATCTGATCACCACCCCAGTACGTCATTCCTCGAAATATTGCAGCGAAATCACGAAGCACCGTATAGGCCTCGTTTCTGCTCTGCACGTACACATTGCATATATAACGCGGCTCAGTACCGCTGCCGCCCTTCCCATCCGGTACCATCTGATCGCAATACTGCGCAACCTGGTACAGCCCCCATTTATCGATATTTGCCGCAGTGAGGCGATTACCCAGCCCGAAGCGGTCGGTAACCACCAGATCATAAAAAATCCACGCCGGGTTATCAGTCCACGCCCACTTAAACACCCCTGTCCAGGTCCCGCTGTAGGTACGTGTTTCCGGATCATAAGTATCAGGAACGCGAATGACACGCCCGCGCGGCTCACAGGAAATCTGTGGGATAGAGCCATTGAACTGGCTGGAGTCGAATTCGATGTAGAGCAGCGCGGTGTTCGGGTAGCGCAGTTTGGCGTCAATCACCTCGGTGAAGCTCTGCAACGTCATCGTGTCGCCGATCTTCGCGCTGTTGGCGTCAGAGGTAATCTTACGCAGGCGTATTGTCCAGGTGCTGCCAGCCTGCGGTAAATCGATACGGTGGCTGCGCTCATAACCAGACGTCGTTTTTCCGGTCACGCTGGTATTGAGTACCGTCTGCCATGCGCCGCCGTCCGTCTGCAGGTCAATCGCATAATTGACCGAGTAACCCACCAGATCGCCGTCGTCCTCCTGTTTGAAAAGCGAGGGCCATTTCAGGCGTAGGCGAACTGCTGAAAGCTGCGTATTGGTAAACGTGCGCGTCCAGGCTGTAGCGCTTGATACCTCAGTTCCCACGCTGATTTCGTTTTCGGTACCGGGAATACCCTGAATATATTTTTGCGCCTGCGTTCCCGCGCGAAACTCCCACGTCACGCCGCTAAAGTTTTGGGAACCATCGGCATTCTCCAGCGCCGTTCCGTCCAGATAGATATCTTTGCCGGTTAGCTGCCCTGCAAACTCCCCTTCCCCAAGCGCAACGAGGATTTTTGCCTTCGCTACAGATTGCAGATCATCAGGCTGTTCGGTAGGGGTTCGTGAACTGGAGCTGCCGCCCTTGCGGCCCTTTAACACTTTATCTGTAGCCATATTGCGCCCATAAAAAAAGCCACCCGAAGGTGGCCAGAAAAAAGGTTAGTTATCTACTGCTGATCTTCGACATAAATTCCGGCAGAAATAATCGCTCCGCCTATCCGCCGGCGGCCATATAGGAGCGGTACTGGATAGCCTTGCGCCGCCGTGTTGGTCACACCGCCAAAGGCATAGCTTGCCTGGTTATCGGCACTTTGTTTACTGGCAAGCCCTGCGGCCTGTGGAGAAAGCATTTGGATTACGCCACCAGCCATTAGACCGATACCAGCCTGCATTGCGTAACCACCCCAAGTTGCACCACCAAGTGCCTGGCCCCATGGGGTAAACATTCCAATGGCACCAACGACAACAAGAACAGCTCCGAGTACTGTCTGTAATAAACCAGCCTTTTTACTTCCTATAACTACAGGGACAATACGAACAACTTCTCCTGTAACAGGGAAGCCGAGATCGTCTTTCCCAATATTTTTCTTTCCTTTGAACACAGCAAAAGTTAAACCACGCTGTTTACTTGTATTCATGAACTGCTCAAAGCCTTTAATTGTTGCCGCTAGAGCCCTGCATGCTTCATGTGTAGTGGTTACTAGTCGCTGATGTGTTTTCCCAAAAGTCTTTCCTAATATTCCACCAAGTTCAATTTGGGTCATAACCTCTTGCATATCTGTCTCCAATAAAAAACCACCCGAAGGTGGCTTATTTTGGTTTAATAACTTCTAATTTATTGTCATTGGCAGTATGTCTACATTACCACTCTGATCAATAAATATTCTTAGAACTCTTGGGGTATTCTCTTTAATTACAAATTCACGCTCTTTTTTGGGTGCCCCGCTACATAGCCCCTTACCTGCAAACCCAGCGCCTACAACTACTTCCCCAGCAGGCAAATACGCGGTGACTTTTTCTCCTGTTTCAAGCTCAGCCACAGGTTTCCCGTTCACATAAGATGTGATGGCACATGCACCAGAAACAAAACCTTTGTCACGAATAATAGTTACTGACGTTGTATTGGGCTTTTGCCGAAAATCCTTTGAAGCAAGAACCTCTTTTGCATGTTGAGGAAGCACTGGCTCAGTTGAACAACCAGCCAAGATTAACAATGAAATAACCACCAGACTTTTTTTCATATCCCTATCCCCTTTGGTTTTGCAAAAGGTTAGCACAGAGATTTGTGACGGAGTACCTTCATTGTCCGTTCCTGCCAATACCCTCCATATGGCACACGCTGGCTCAGGTGGCCATACAAGTGGTGCAGCAGCATGCTGCCTTCCAGCAAGATGCCAGCGTGATTCCACTTATTGGCCTGGACCTGCATGATTACCATATCACCCGGTAGCGGCGGCCCGTCAAACTCCCGGAATCCGCATTCATACCAGCAATCCTGATAGAAGTTATCCGGATAGTCGTTTTCCCACCAGGGATAATCCACCCGGTAATCATGGAGCTCGATACTATGCGTCTGCCGGAAATAACTCATCACCAGCCCCCAGCAGTCAAAGTGACCGAGAACAAATGGACGTTCCAGCAGAGGCAGCTCGCCGCGCGGCTGAATGGTGCGTAAATCACCCTCCGGCCAGCTGACTATGTGCCAGGGCAGCAGCGTTGCGTCACACTGCGCTTTGTCCAGTTCACTCGGCTGCGTCGTCGCGTCAGGATGGCTATGAACGATGGCGATCACCGTACCCCAGTCTTCAGCAGCGGCGTAATCCTCTGGTGAGAGGTGAAAATGCTCTGTCGGTTCCGCTGCAAGATTTCGGCACGGAAAGTAACGCTCAACCCGGCTTTTCTGCGCCACCACACCGCAACACTCGCGCGGGTATTCCGCAGCGGCGTGCGCCATGATGGTATCAATGGTTTTCTGATGCATATCAGCTCCTGATCAAAGACGTGCCCGGGAAGCCACCAAACGAGAGTTCGTTATTTTCGCCGAACCGAAGTTTGCAGGCCGATAGTGTCCCGTTGCATTCATCGAGAGAGGGATCGCTTACCGGGTTGTTGTTCTTGTCGAAGTAACGCGTCCCGGCATAGTCGCAGCTGTCGCCGGTCCGGTATTTATTGCGAATGCACCAGGTACACAGGGAATGCAGCTGGCGAGTGGGGATCATTAACCCCTGCAGGTCCATCGGGCTGGAAAGCGTAAATTCTACGACTTCATTGTCTTCGCCGCTTTTTGCATCGATGTAATAAACCTTCAGCTTCTCCTGCGTCGGGTCTGCCGTGGTGTTCCCGGCTGCAAAATTCTCAGCATCGAGATACTGCGCCAGCGTGTCGTGGATAGTGACTTTTGCCTGGAGTAAATCATCATAGGCCAGGCACAACGCGGTTATTGAACTGTCGATATTACCGACCGAAAGGCGAGGTTGCGCTGAGCTTCCGTCCGTGGACGTCTCGATATCCTCAATCTGGCACGGCCACGCCCGGTATTCATTCCCCTGCCACCAGATCGATTTTGCCGGAAGTTTAGACTCATCCCCGCCCGCGCTAAGTATTTCGGCTTCGGTATGAGGGATGTTGTATGAGTGAAAGTACATCACGTCGGTCAGGCCAAATGTTGTACCGTCTACAGAAAAAAGCCGGACATCATTGCCCGGCTCAAGTTTTTGATAATCAGCATTAAGACTCATGGTTTATATGCCTGCGTGAATGTTGCCGTCAGTGAGAAATTCCCGGCACCCATCGGGGTGGGTTTGTACTGCTCGCAGCGATAAAGACCCAGCGGCTCCAGCGGAGGTTTCCACTGGAATGATTTTCGCCCTTCATGCCTGTCCAGAAAGGCTTTGATAGCCTGAATATAAGCCTCGGTACCGACGAAGTTTAAATCCCATTCCTGAGATCGAGGGTTGATACCGTCGCCGGACACCTGGGTATATCCATCGCCAAACTGCGCTTTGCGTGTTCGCATGGAGACAGTCTGGCTGGGGCTGACACGCGGACTCCAGGTAAAGGTTTCAAGCGCCATTATCGGGTTCCTTTTGTACTGTTCCAGATTGCGCCGCCGGGACGCAGATCAGACTGAATCATTTTGCGATACCGCTGATCCACAAAACTGCCGATCTCCTTACCAAACTGCTCCCACCCGGCAGTAGTCTGCGTGCCGGTATTCCCGTCTCCCTCAATGGTGATATAGACAACAGGTGCAGCTCCGGAAGACTGGGAACCACCACCGCCGACTGATCGAACTCCCAAAGAACCATCTGACGCCCGGGTTAAAGGCATAATGGCTTCCGGCCCTGCCTCACCGAATACGCCAGCACCCTGCGCGAAAGCAAAGAGCTGCGGCGAGTCATACACGCCATTACTGAATGAACTCAGCGAAGGTGAATCGTACACCCCACCCTTGGCGTTAAATTTTACGTCACCAGCTGCGTTATTGTACGCCCCGGACGGTGTGCTTCCGCCCGTGGCACCACCAGTAAACGCTGAGCTCGCTACACCGAAGATACTCTGGAGGGCAGAAGACAATGCAATTCTGGAGGCAATTTTTGCCAGATCAGAGAGAACTGATGTTGTGAAAGTTCTGAAGCTGCCTTTCCCGGTTATTGCGAACGTGGCCAGTGAATCAGTCATCCCATCGAAAAGACTGGATGAAAAGCTCGCCATCTGACTGTTCGCATCACGTGCGCTGTCTATCCAGTTTTGGGTACCGCGACGAAAACCCGCGCTATAGTCACGTTCAGCAGCGAGCTTATCCTGCTGGGATTGCTGAACTATCTGCAATTCCTGCTGCTGTGCGGCTTCAAGATCGGCGAGCCTTGCCTGATATTCCGCTGATGTCGTATCAGTGAAATCTTTCTCCAGTGCGATACGGCGCTGATTAAAGCGATTGAGGATGGCGTTGCGCGCTTCGGCATCTGTTGACTCGCGATCTGACTGACTATATTTATCAAGGCTAATTGCCGCTTCACGCTGCATTGCGGCTGCCTCCTCAACCCACTTTTTACTTTCTTCCTGATATTTCAGGGAGGTTTTCCGAAGTGCAGCCTCTTTCTCCAGCTGAACGTTGGACTGTAGCTGCGCTCTTATTTGATCCTGCATATTGACCAGGCTTTGCTGCCCTTTGGTTAAATGCTGGTCCTTGAGGCTGGCAATCTTTTCGTTGAATACCACCAGTTGCTGCGCTGACTGCGTGAGTCCTTCCGTCGTTTTCGATTCTTCGAGCAGAACGGCATTACGTTGCTGAGCCTGTTCAAGAGCTCTCTGCCCCTCGCTCTCACCTTCATTCTTTGGTTTTTTCGGCTGGTCTCTTTTAGTCGCCTTATCGTACTCATCATTGATGCCTTTCAGGATCCGCTGATATTCCTGAGAGTCCGTTTTATAGATGCTGTTGTTAAGTTTTTTAATCGCCTCAGCGCGTTTCTCCGCAGCGGTCGTGCCTGCATCCATATAGCTTTTGAGACCGGCACTGTTTTTAATACGCTCATTCTGAGCAGCGGCACTGGCCGCAGCGATGTCTGCGGCGAGCTGACTGGCCATATTGCCCAGTTTTTTATTCACCTCCTGCGTTTTATCAATAGCCCCGCCAAGCGCGATCACCGCCTGCTCGCCCGCTGTTCCCCAGGTATTGCCGAGGTTTTTCACCGTTTCTGAGGTGCTATCCACCTCGATCCCCAGTTCCGACAGTCTGGCTTTTTCAGCCTGAATGGCGGTATCAATCAGGATTTGGTTCGCCTGCGCAGCCTCACCGCGCTGATTGAGCGCGACAACCTGACTGATGATTGAATCACTGAGCGTGACACCAGAGGCTGTGAGTTTTTGCATCGCAGCGACAGGGTCACCGCGAAGTGACGCTAGATTATTCACCAGATCCTGAGCACTTCCCCCTGCCTTCGCATAGGCGTTAGCCAGAGTCGCAACATCCGTGAGTAACTGCCCACTAAACCCGGCTTTAGCCGTCGCGGCCACCGCATCCACAGACGTTTCTGTGCTGCCCAGTTCACCGTTTAGATGCTTCAGCTCTGATGCGGTCACCAGAGAAGAGGTTTTGAGATCAAGGATCGCGGAGTTGAGCTTTTTGGTCTGGTCTTCTGCCTTTTTAAACTCGCTGTAAAGCATCGTGCCACCAGCGGCCAGAACCGTCAGACCAATACCAACTGGTCCACCCAGCAAGCTTAAAGCAGAGCTCAGCGCCCGACTGCTGGTCGCTGCAATGCGCTGGCTTATTGATAGCTGAGTATTGGCAGCGGCGGCGGCTTCCGTAGAGGCCACCAGTGCGGCTTTGCCACCACTCTCAGCCAGCTCCGCAGTAGTGACGGCTGCTTTTGCTGCTTTCAGTTTTTCAAGCGCGCCCGCTTCCAGACGATTCGCTTCAATAATGGCGCGTTCATTTTTCAGGTGCTCATCCTGATAGTTGACCGTCAGCCCATATTGCTTGTTCACGGCAGCCTGTTTCGCGTAATACTCATCAAGTGCAATGGCCTGATCACGCTGCGCCTGCGCGGCAATAATAGTTTTCTCGGCAATCGCCGCTTTGCCAAGCGCAGCCTCCTTTTCTGCCTGTGCAGCGGCAATCTGATTCTGTGCAGCCGTAGCCAGTTCAGCAGCAGCGTTGCGCGCTGCTTCCTGCTGCGTTTTCCATCCCCCCGCAGAGCCATCCAGCTGACTTTTGAGGGAATGCACCGCCGGGATTAACGCGTTAATGATACTGCTGCTGGCTACGTTGCTCCCGGCAGCCACTTCATGCAGTACGTAATTAAGCTGGCCAGCGCCACGGGTTACACCAGCGAACTGATCTGCCTCGGCACCCGACACGCCAATTTTCTTAGCCGCATCCACGGTTTTGGAAATGGCGTTTGCCAGTTCATTCGCCTGGGTAGTCGCCTGTTGATTAAATTTCTTACTCGCCTGCCCCGCATTCTGATACGCATCAGTGATCTGGGATTTAAACGCCGCAGAATTGAGGTGCAGGGCAACCGACAAGCTCGCAACGTCACTCATTGAGGATCCTCATTACGTCAGCACACTGTTGGTTAATGATGGGGGCGGGGGTAAGCGCGGGTGGCTCGGACGGCGACAGGTCTGCCACATTTCCCGTCAGCGCGAACCACGCCTGCCAGTGCAAAATGATGTCTGCTGGCAGGCTGGCGATTTTGCGGGGATCAGGCTCCTTAAAGTGGTCGGCAATCGAGTAAACCAGTGACAACCACCCGGAGCTGGTTAGTTTTTTTTCGCTTCCTCAAGCGTGCCGTAACTGTGGCGCTGGACCGTCGTCATGGCTTCGGTAATGGTTGCGTAGGAGTGAGACTTCATCAGCTCATCCGGCGTTGGCAAATCCTGCGCCGGCAGGCCGTTCTCGTCCACCAGAGCATTTAGCACCAGCGATGCCGCTGTCAGCATCAGCGGACGGGTATTGCCGGGGCCATTCAGCTCAGATGCCTTATCTTCGAACTCGGACAGCTCATAAGCCGAAAGGCGGCGAATATAGAGATCGGTACCGAGCAGATTTATCGGATGCGCGACACACACGGGTGCCAACAGGCGGGATTTCAGGTCTTGCATAAAATTCTCCATAAAAAAAGCCGCGCGGTGGCGGCATCATAATCAGGATGAGCAATTCAGCGATCAGCTGCCGGGTTCGTCATAGCCCCAGTCGATATTGTTCTGCTTTCCGTTGACGGTGATCTGGATAACCTCACCCGCCGGTGCCGTGATTTCATTCAGCTGCCAGCCCGACAGCGCCATGATCATTGTCGCCGTGCGCCCGTTAGGTAATTTGATATAAAACTGGACCGTCTGGCGCGCCTGAGCGGCATTCAGAAATGCCATAAAGCTGGTATTTGACGGATCATCGACAAAGCCAAGGGATTTTTCTGGTCCCTCGGGCATATCAGAAAGGAACTGTTTCTGAGTGTCGATAAGCGTGGTGCAGTCGACGAACGAACCCGTTGCGCCGGTTGCGCCGAGGGCTTTACAGTTCACCAGTGACTGGAAATCAGCCACGTCTTCACCTGTTGCACCCCATTTGACGATTGTCCCGGCGGGCAGCATTGCGTATTCCGGTGAGCTTTTATCAGCCATGTTTTTTCCTCAGTTAACGATTATTTTCAATCCCCTCGCGAATACTCACGGCGAGAATACGCAGGACTTTTGCTCGGTTGAAATCAAGTGCCTGGCGCATGAACGGATTGGCAACCTGTTTCACAGTGCCAAACTCCTGCGCCAGCGCTTTCATAGTGTGTTCTTTGGATGGACCTACGCGAATGGTAACCACCGTCAGCCAGCGCTCGTCTTTCATACGGCTCTGGTAGGTAGTTTTAATATTGTCCCGCATGTGGGAACCGGTGCTGTTGTCGTCGTACCCGGCGTGCTGTTCCATATCCTCACGGACAATTTCCATCGCTTCTTTACCTGCGGCGCCGAGCACTTTTACCGCAACCTTCTCGCCTACACTGAGCAGTTGCTGTTCCAGCTCTTTCAGACCCTGAACTTCCATACGGATCATGACGCCCCCTCTGGATAGTAAAAAATGTAATCCCGGCTTCGGCGGTATTTCCCCCCGTCGCTGGGATCATAAATTTCAGAGACTCCTGCGCGCTGGACATACTGCACAGGGTAGCGGCCTATGTGCCCGTGGATAAGATCGACCCAGACCTGCCAAAGCGTACCGTCCATCTCTTCAGTGCGGGAATGCAGGGAAGAGACGAAACTAATTTGCCAGCGTCCGGCCACCAGTTTTGTACGAATGGTTCCCGACTCAACAGGAGGATCGCTAACCAACTGCAACGTAACAAAATCACTTTCGGTTTGAGGCCCCACCAGCGGGTAAACATTGACTTGAAGCAATGCTTCAATTTCGGTCTTCAGGTCAGTAAACACGGGTAAAATCCTCCGTACACAGCACTTCCATATTTCGTCGGTCACGTGTTGGTAATGGCGCTGTAACGCTGTAAACACGTCCATTACCACGCGCGGTGATCTCGACAAAGCGCGTCGTTGTTGCCCTGATATCATCGCGATAACGCATGAAAATTTTAGTGGTAACGGATGATCGCTCCGCATTTCCGCTGATGAACTCCTTCCCTGTGACGGACCGAATATCTGCTGCGACAACGCCCAAACTTACCCATCCCAGCGGCTGCCCGTGGTCGTCGCGTTCGTCAGTTTTGACTTCAATCCGGATACGATGCCGGAGGCGACCTGGCTCCATCAGGATGCCTCCTCTTCACTGCTACCCCGCCAGTTCCGGCATGAAAACATCAGGTTTTCAGCTGCTGCATTTGTATAAAGCTGCACTTCCGTTTGACTAGTCCGGTGTTCGAACAGATCGCCAAACACCAGCAACATCGCGGAAATAACTGGCGACGGTACGTCTCCCGCCACCTTCCATCGCGGCTCATCACACCAGCGCAAACAATAATCAAGTGCAGCCTGCGCATAGCGTTTGATCACCGCATCGCGGTCATCGCTGTCGAATTCAATATGCTGGCGCAGCTCCTCAATAGGCACCACGTCGAGAACGTTTATTGCCATAAGCTTCAGGGCGGAGTTCACCGCCCTGCCTCATCAGCTGGTTTGTTCGGTGAAAGTACCTTTGATGAGCGCCTTCGGACGGTAGTGCGCCAGCGCCAGACGTTCTTCGCACAGAATGGTGAGCATGTTTTTAACGAAGTTATCCCGGTCTTCGCGGCTAACCTCAATGGTGGCATCCATGCGATCCCAGACCTGAGAGGCCATATCAAAGCCGCCGACGGTGAAGGTGCCCTGGCTCTGGGCGCGAGTTGGAACCACCGGCAGGCCCCACATGATGTTTTGGGTAAACGCCTGCGGGCCGCCGAAGATATAGCGCCCTTCGTTATCTTTTAGTAGCGCAATGGAGTGCCAGTCACGCGGATTCAGCACAATGCCCGAGGCGCTGAACTCGGATTCAGTCACCTGGAAGATCGCGTGGGCAATAATATCTGCGCGGGTGTCGCCGGAGACATTCAGACCAGCATCGTAGGCGGTGGCCACATGGTTGATGCCTTCCAGATCGTCGCCACTGCCGTCACCGTTGAGCAACTGGCGCTCTTCCTCCAGCGCCAGACCGTACATCAGGCGGTTATTGACGTAGGACTGAAGCATCGGCGCATCGTCCATGACCTGACGCGATGCCTGGATCCAGTGAGCGACGGTTTTCACGTTTGCAGTTTGTTTGCTGAAAGTGAGTTCAGATTCAGGCTTGAGAGCCTTCTCTTCCACGCTGGCAGCATTGTTGGTAAACAGCTCTTCACGGACATATTCAAGTGAATTACTGGAAATACGACCCTGGGCAAGCAAATCACGGATAGTCAGGCGACGCAGACCCGGCATGATGATACCCGGCACCTGCATCGGCTGGATCAAGCTTCCGGCAGAAGCCTGATCACTGCCCAGCGATTTGTTGAAGGTCTGTGCGTCAAAGTGGCCTTTGCTGCCGTTCCAGGATTTAGTCAGGCCTTCAGCGGCTCGCTCGGAGAAAGATTTCTTCTCGCCTGGGTTTTCTGCACCGGAAGCAAACTTTTGCTCCATATCGAACAGACGGGTACCGGCTGCCTTCAGTTCTTCCTGAACTTTCGCCAGATCGTCCTGCAGTTGCTTCGATACCTTACCGGTGGTTTCAATCTCAGTTTTCTGAGCATCAAACAGCTGCTGCATGTTTTTCTGAGAATCTTCGATCGCCTTCTGAATTTGTGCTAATTCGGACATATTATTTTCCTAATGATTGAGGGAATGAACTGATACTCGCTATTAGCGCGGAAATATCTGATTTGGTTTCATCAGGTTCGGACTCACTCCGGACGGCTGACTTAAACCGGGCAATAAGCCCCACTGCCTGTGATTTGCTTAAACCCACTGAATCCCTCAGCCAGTTCTCAACATCACGAATAGTTGCGATACCGTCGATACTTTTCATCGCGGACACACCCGCCAGCTCGTTCGCCGGGAAGGTGCAGACGCTGATTTCGCGTAACGCAGTAATGTTTTTGAAAATGCGCCCGCCACCTGTCGCAAGTGAGTAATCATCTTTGGTAACGGAAAAACCGACCGACATACCCTCCACGGTACCGTGCTGCATAGCGGCTTTCAGATCGCTGGCACCACTGTGGCCTGGCGTAAGTTGCCCACGGACAAAAAGCCCTTTGGTGTCCTCAGCCAGCGCTTCCCATTTGCCCACCGGCAGCTCCCATGCGCGATGATTGAAAAACATCGCCACCTTGCGGGTCTGCTGCTGAATGGCATTTTTAAAAGCCCCGGACAGGATGATGTCGCCATCAGAATCAACGTTGCCGAATACCGAGGCATAACCTTCAAAAATGCCCTGCGTACCGTCGCCGGTGAATTTGATTTCCGTCTCTTCGAAAGAGAGCGTTTTCTTAATGTCTGGCATGCTGCCCCCATAAAAAACTAAACCCCGCTTTCGCGAGGTTCTTTGTTTGATCCGAGATCGGTTATTGGTACGTATTGCGCCTGCCGCATGGCGACATCGCCGCCCGGCAATGGAGGCATATTATCGAGCCGTCGCATTTCGTTAATGGTTCGTAATCCCGCCTCTCCCATTGCTTTCATAAATGCAGCGCGGGAAGCAGAATCGCCTCGCAGCAGCCCATCAAGGTTATGCTCAGCATGATATTTCCCAACTTCACCAGGCTTTAACAGCCAACGCTGGATGCAGTTTTCCCAGCGGGAAATAAAAGGCTGCAGGGTGTACTGGAGGAACCCGAGATTCTGCTGCTCAATGCCGGTGCCCCAGCTCGTTGATTTTTCTACGTCACCCACCAGGTGAGGCGGCACGCCGAAGAAGCGCGCCAGCTCGCTGACCTGAAACTTTCGGGATGCCATCGTTTCAGCATCCTGCGGACTGACTCCAATATCGTGGGCAGCAAAGTTTGCTTCGAGGATCCAGAGGCGTTTCTTCACCGGGCCACCAGCAATTTCCTTAAAGTTTTCTTCCACCTGCTCGCGCTGCTCTTTAGTCATCACGCGGTCGCCAACGGAAAGAATTTTCGGAGACTTTGCGCCATTGGCATAGAAGTCGCGCTGCTGGTCTTCCATCGCCACCGCCACACCGGCAGACTTACATGCGTGTGCAATTGGCGACAATCCAACCAGCCCATTAAAACCGAAACCCTTAAGATGGAAAATTTCTCTCTGGCTGAAATTCGCGTATTCACTGTCTCGCTTATAGCGGTAAACGATTTTCTTGCCTTCCAGCCGGACATCCATATTCGCGGACATCAGAGGCAAAAGATTTATTACATCGCCTACAGAGTTACGTTCAATCAGCGCGTAAGCATTGCCATAGAAGCAAAGCTGCATCGTCATAGATTCACGGAATTCCTGGGCGGTCATATACTGGTTAGGTGAGTAACGCAGCAGGCGTGCCAGCGAGTTATCCATCCCCACCTTAAGCCGATTGTCCTGGCTGTCCGTCTCGAAAACATCAAGCGGTAATGTGGCAGTCAGCGTGGATATTAAGGAAACGCAGCGCCACACAGTCGAGATCTGGAGGATGCGTTCATCGGTTACCAGCGAATCACCCAGTGCGCCGTGGGCTGAAACAGGTCCAGTCTGTGAACCCTGATCCGGCGTCACCAGCCGACCACCAACAAACCACGACTGCAGGCGCGCCCACATGCCGTTATTTGTGCGTAAATCTATGCTGTATTTAGGTTCATCCATCACATGCTCAGCGGTTTAAATAAGAAATCTTCAAAGTCGCCACCAGCGATAACGACCTCCCCATTTGCTGCCCCGGCAGCCATTGTCATGGCAACCATTCCGTCAATGCGCCCGGTGGCTTTCGATTTATCCAGCTTACGGTTGCCGGCGGCGTCTTTCACTACCACTGCGTTCTGAGCGCACATTGTTAGTACGGGGTGCATACCGTGTCGGATCCTGCCGTTAAGCAGCAGAGATTCGACCGTATCCACTGCAGGCCCCATGTCTTTGAAGCCCTGCCCAAACTCCACCAGCGGCAGAGTCAGACCAATGTTCTCCAGCTCTTTTCGAAAAAGGTCTATACGCCAGCGGTCAAACGCCATTGATGCCAGCAGATCAAAGTCGCCGAGAATTTCAGCAATATCTTTAACTACGAATTCATAATCAACGGACGATCCCGGTGTTGTTCGCAAGAAGCCCTGTCTGACCCATACGTCATACGGAACGCGATCGGTTTTGGCGCGGTCCGCCAGCGTTTTTTCAGGTGTCCAGAAGAACGGGAAAATGTCCCATACCCCCTTACTGTCCTCTCCGGCGATCACCAGAGCAGTAAGGTCATTACGGGCAGAGAGGTCAAGACCAGCAAACCACTTGCGCGGCGTATTAATCGCTGGAGCTTTGCCACTCTCCCACACGTTTTTCGAGATAAATGGAGAGACAGTAGAAACGCGCTGATTCAGACAAAGGTTGCGGAAGGTATTTTCAAAACTTGGCATACGTCCGGCCATTTCAGCCTGGCGCTCTAAATCTTTGAGTGAACGGAAACTACCCAGCGCGGGGTTAGCTGCTGCCCAGCCTTCCCGGTCACTCACATCAGCCTCTTTGGGTGCCTGATAAACATGGGAGACGATATGCGGATCCCCGGAGCGCTCGGCATCGTCTAGCCAGATACTCAGCAAATCATTATCATTTGCAGCCTGGGTACTGATGGCTATCAGCAACGGTGATTCATGCGCACCCTGTGCCGTGATAATAGCGTCGATAAAATCACTTTGCGGTCCGACTACCTGCCCAACCTCATCGAGAATTGCCAGCACAGGAGAAAGGCCGTGGGTTGTTTTTCCCTCTGCGGCCAGCGCACGAAACTCCACATTCATCGGAAGTCCAATCAACTTTTTGCCGCTTGGGATAATATGCACGATGCCTTGCAGGTCCGGGTTCAGGTTAATCATCTTGACCGCCAGGCTAAACACGATCCCCGCCTGCTCCCGACTCATCGCACCGCTGACTATCTGGGTGTTCTGCTTGGCCTCTGGTCCCACCAAGTGAGCCAGAAGTATTCCGGCTATCAGGCCCGTTTTGCCGTTCTTACGGGCAATACTCAGATAGGCCTTATCTGTGCCAACCGGATTGTCATACATTGCCAGGAGAAATACCTTCTGGAATTCATCCAGCCGCATCGGGTTCCCGATAAGTTTGCCTTCCGGCACGATGCAGTAGCGCTCTATGAACGCGATAACCTTTTCACCACGCGTCATTGAACTATTACCCGTGTTTAGGGAAGGCGATCAGGTTGTCATCCTCTCCCGAATTGTTATTAACCTTCCCACGAGCATTTCGGTCGTTTTCGTTGCGATTCTTCTGGTCGCGACTTTCGCCATTGGTTGCATGGGAGTGGATCTGCAAATCACGGCGCTGCGCCAGAATAGTTCGCTGCAATTCAACAATCTGCTTACGCAGATCTTTGATGAGCTGTTCGTTACGCTCTTCACCCCGGATGCGTTCCTCTTTGCGCAAGTCTTTGCGTAAAACGGTGATATAGAGCTGATTATTTGCCAGTTCGGCAGCGGCCAGCAGATCGGCTGGCGTCCAGCTGTCCAGCGCTTTCGATCTGATATTGTCATGCCAGAAAGGTTCGGCTTTTTTCTCCAGACCCGCATGCACCGGAGGTTTGATCGTATCCTCTATTGCATTTTTCATGGCCTGAATCGCCGCCGCCGAACTGTCGGAGCGGGTTCGTTTGTCTGCCATTTTTAGCACCTGATAAAACTGAAAAAATCGGGTTAGCGTTTAATTTGAGGGACAGGCGCGGTCATTTGGGCCAAGAGGGGTAGAGTTTTACCCTCCCCCCAGCCCCTTCCATGCCGCTTTGATGCGATTAATTATCATTTACTTCCAGTGAGAGTTCGGGTCAAGCGGGTAGCCATTGACGTCACAGCCGATGATCGTGCCGCTCTTCTCCATCCTCTGCTTTGTTGAGTCGTGGTGCTGCTTACACAGGGGCTGCCAGTTCGACTTGTCCCAGAACAACAGCTGCGCTTTGGCTATCGACGTCTTATTACCGGACTTGATAGCGTCCTTAAGCTTGTGCGGCTCGATGTGGTCAACTACCGTAGCGGCTATTGTTCTGCCCTGCTCTTCACACATCCTGCATAGAGGGTGGCTACGCAAGAATGAACGCCTGGCCTTATCCCATCGGCTACCATAGATACGCGGTTCTTTGCTCATCCTGCTAGCCTCCACGCTTTGCGGCGCTCGGTACGCGGCATACCATCTATTCGCCGCTCCACAGGCTCTCCGTCGGCATGTTCTACGAGTGAGTAATACGGATATACCACTGCGCCGCCAAAGGCATCACCCACGGCATAATCCGCAGGCTTGCTGCTGTCCCATTGGGATAGCACACGGCTGATGCGTTGAGGCGGTACGCTGTAGCACACTCCATGAATCAGGCGCGGCAACGTGATGAAGTCTGCCCGAGTCTTATCAGCGACAATCAGCCGTTCGGCTATCTGCATCTGATACTGAGGCGGGCGTCCGGTACCGAGATAAAAGCTCAGCATGTCATCAGGGAAACGGGCCAGCCACTCAGCAACTTTCTCGATGAAACCGTGCACCAGCACCGCGTCGTCTTCCAACACCACTACCCGGCAGGTTTGCTCTGCAGCCCATTGGATAGCGCGGCGATGATTCCAGTTTGCGCCCTGCCCTGTTTCATCAATGAATAGATGAGCTTGAAGCTGGTCAGCCAGATGCTGAGCCTGTTTTATTCGTAGGTAATGACCAATCACAACAAAGGCAATATCTTTATCCATCAAATAAACCTCGCCCCAATTTTATTAAGGAGGTAATCTCGCAAAAAAAACAGGGGGCATTATGAAAAACTTGATACTCGGTGTGATTGCAAAAATTTCCAAAATGGACGCTGAAGCTAAACAACTTGCGGCCAAAGTAGAAGCTCAGTCTCTCCTGATAGGTGCGTTATTACTGACTATTGGGAAAAGTGGTGGAATGAATGAAATGCTTGAGAATGTCAGAAAAGCGATTAACGCAGCTCTTGATGCGGCAGACACACCACTAAAGTCTGACGCTGAAATATTATTGAATGAATTCAATAACCTTATTTTATTAACGCAGCTACTGGAAACCAACGATTCAGAAATCGATATCGAGTCGTTAAAGGAAGTTCCGGGTGAAACAGCCACTGACTAAAAACTAGCTCTCGAAGCTGGGGCTAAGTCTCCAGCTTCTATTTATGCTTCCACCAGGCATTCTCTTTGCCGACACCATCTGTTTTGAAAATGGTGTGTACCTTAGGCCCCGTAACTATCCTATCTCCGAAAGACTTGGCGGCCATACCGAATGCGCCCATGTCCACCTGCGTGGTGGGTGCCGTCTCCATCTTCCAGAAGCGGTGGCTTTCAATCAGGTAGTGCTGCCTGATGATCCGGTGAGCAAACTCCATGACGTCTTCACGGCTGCCACCTAACAGACCAGCATTAAGCAGTGGTTCATCTCGATTCTGGTCGATGAAATCGCTATAGGCTTTGCCGTGATGATTGCCCTTCATCCATTCGTCGGAATATGTTTTATGCTCAGAGCCAACGTAAATTTTACCCGGCTGCATTTCTGCCCAGGGTTCTCTCAGCATTTCCACATCGGTACCATCAGTACACCAGACAAGGTGATACTCAGGATGCGCACGAAGGTACTGGTAGACGTGCAGCCATCGAGCAAAGTAAGGGCTCATGTTCAACGCGGGAACTTCGTGCAGCCCTGCACCGCAAGGAACCTCTTTCAGTTCGTCGGCTATCACCATCAACTGCGCGCCGGATATTGAGTCTGCCCATAACTCGAGAACCTGCGGGTCGGGTTTCATCTTCCCGGTGCGCTGTGGGTCTGGCTGGCTTGTCAGTAATGATGTCAAAACCAGATTCTGATTACTACTGTAGGAGGCGAAACCGGTATATCCGCTATCACGCCGCGCGTTGTAGATGCCAACGTTACGCTTCACCAGCGCTTCACGGTCAGGTCGTGGGATTGAGCGTGTGCCCTCTTCATGTTCATCCATCGAATGAATAAGCTTTTCAGAACCAACGACATCAGCGAACGCCCAGGTTGATAATCCAGCGTTGTAGATACGAAGGGCAAGATCTGGATGCTCGTACATGCCGCGACCGTAAACAGGATCGAATCCGCCAACCTTTTCGATGGCGCTTCGGTGGTAGTAAAGCATCACGCCACGCTGCCCGGTGTAAGCGATATGCTTATCATCCCGGCACAGCACCGCCATATCATTCAGTTTGTTACGACCTGCTAGATCGAGAAACTGGTAAGCAAGGTGTGGCTCTGGCGATTCGGTGTATGGTACATGCCAGTTATCAGCAATCGGCCAAGCGTCATCGTCCCACAGGAAAAGATGCTCGCACCCCGCCTCAATAAGCGCGCGTAAGCTGGAATTTTTTGAGGCAACAATGCCGAGTGATTTTTCATGGTGAATAAGCTGCACGCCGTCACTCACAGTGGCTGCAGGATTTGAACCGTCATCTATAACAACCATCAGCGCTCCAGCTGGCAAATGTTTCTGGTGCTGTTCAAGTGCCCGCTTTAGAACGTCGACTCGATTGTGTGTGGTGATTGAAATGCCAATCCGTGGCGCTGAGGTACAGGCAGGCACAAACGGGACACCATCAATTGTAACTTGCATAGGAACTCCAATATAAAGCCACCAGCTTATACTAGCGGCTCACTTATAAATTAATATAAATCGGGGTTCATTTATAATATTTAGCGACCTTCGAATATGAAAGGTTGGTTGAATAAATCGTTCAATGGTTCAAAAAGAACTGAATGAGGATGTCCCCCCTGCATGTACTCATTAAATGAAACCATGAGGGCTTGCCATTTTTCTTCAATAATCGTACCAAAGAAAAGATGTTCGCACATAACCCAAGCATCATTTGCATTATTATATGAGAAAATCATGTTTTTATAGTTTTGAGAGAGGAAAATAATATTGATTCCAATTTTCCCTGTCAAGTTAGCAGCAGCGTCCGTGTTCATTCTTTCATAATTGATACTCAGAGCCAATTGTTCCCTGTCCCACTTTTGCGGCATAAATAGCAGAGTGTTGCGAATTGCAAGAATCGCTTTTTTAAAGTCGGCTTTAACTCTATTTTTTTCTTGATCCCTCCAAGTCGATAGTGCTTTCCAGGCGAAGATGAGCGCGAAACCTGTTATTGAAACACTGAACCATGTACCAATCATTGACCAAAAAGCCCAATCAGCTGCCTCTCTGCTCGCAGCAAGCGCTTCATACGCAATGTAATTAGTTTCCATTTCCACCTCACAATGTTGACTGAGGTAATTGTAACCAAAAGTAGTATTGCGGGCACTCAATGAATGCCTACTAATGCTATCTGACGATGTTTTATCCCCTTGCGAGGATATTTAAGTTTTATCCCTGCTAAGGGATAGCACAGTCTTTCTAAACTAATAAAAACCGCCCGTAGGCGGTTTGGTTAATCATCACATTGATCGCATAAGTAGTGGTCATTTATCGCTCGCGTGGCAGGTCTGGAGCAGTGGTCGCACTCCCTTCCATTTGGCACACGGTCAAAATCATCATCCTCGTCGTCTTCAATGTCATCCCCGTATTCTGCAAACATCCTCACACCTTCGTCAGTTGAGCCTACGCGCATTATATGACGCCCATGATTCTTGATCCATTATCAAGACCAACAGCTGATGAGCTTAGTGACAGCAAAAACCTTAGCCTAGTTTCAACAAGAGCTTACATCCATTCTTCGAACGGATATCCAACAGCTTCGATACGATCCTCACATTCGGTAATGACCCTAACATGTAATCCGGCAAAAATCTTTTTACCTGGGAACATGTTAAATCCTCCCATCTGGATAAATGTCCAGATGTTTTCACTAATCTCCAAACCAGTCGGCTCTACCCCTGTAGCTTTAAGCTGTTCGATTGATTCCAGTGCCTTTTCTCGACATTCTTGATTAAATTGCGACATTAAACTCTCCTTGTAACGATAATTCAGACAAAATCTAAAGTATCATTTAACTTCCTTTTATCAAGAAGATTAATGGATGGTTAACAATAACCAACTGAAATATATATATATTAGTGGGGGTGCGTTACTGCCTTTTCAAGGCTCGCCCATATAAACCGCGCTCGCAATCGTCACAAGCTCGAATATAGAATTTTGTGATGTAATACGGATTAACAATAATATTACAGACCTGCATCACAATTTTTCAACCACGCTTTGTTGTGCACTAGGATGTCTTTCTTCGTCTTACGGTCCATAACGTTAATGTCTTGATCAGTCAGGTAGATTGGCTTAACCCAGTCACAGGCGGTATCAACCACCACCGGGACGCTTCCACGTGTCACGCAGCTCGCGATCAACATCGTCATCAGGCATGCGGTTAACAGTTTGCTGTACATTGCTGGCCTCTTGGGTTACTTCGATGCGGCGTTCAGCGACTGCTTTTACCGCAGCTGCGTCATCATCGGTACGCTGCTTATCCGCTTTGGCTTCTGCCTTCTCGCGTCCACGCATGCTACCCAGACCGAAGGCGCCGAGCACCATCAGGATTGCGAATCCAATTGCCGCCAGCATGGTTTTCAGTTTCGTCATAGGTTCACGCGCTCCCGTACCCAGCCATACACGAATGACTCGTTAGACGGGCGCTGCTCTGCTAGCTCAAGATAACGCTGACCCTGACTGCAGTTCAGTGCGCGGAGCAATACGGCTTCCCCTTCACTATCGCGTTTCGTCAGGAAGGATTTAAGGGCGCTGATGCTTCGCGGGCCAATCTGGCCGTCGGCGATCAGATCGGGATAGAACTGCTGTTGGTTGTTGAATGCGTTCAGCCAGCGCTGGAACCACTTCACCTGTACCGATGGCCCCATGTTCACGCCGGTGTCGCAGAGTTCGGCGGCAATGGCCGGGGATACAACTGCCACCAGGTCAAAACGAGGGCCGTACCAATAATCAGCCTCAAGGATTTCCAGAGCCTGCTGACGTGTCAGATTACGCATATCGCCGCTATAACCATGGGCGCGCGCTGTTGCCAGGGTGATTCCCCAGTTCGTAGGGCCGCCTTTGTCGCTCGGGTGATTAACGTAGCCGCCCTCTTTGCCGAGAATGGCACTGAAGATGTCGTCTTTGTTCACGCTAACTCCTTTTGCCTGTGATATTCCCCCGAGAGAGGATCATCACTACGAGAAAACCGAGATTGACCACCAGCTCGGAACGGTCGATGACCGGATAGTCACCAACCCAGATTCGAATGGGGATCGAGAAGAACGAAAGCGCCAGCACATAGGCCAACACCGAGAAGTACCATTTGTGCGTGCGGCCACCACGACTGAACCCGGCGATAACAAGCCCTGTTGTCAGCGCGATAACCGCATGAAGCTGAAGCATTACGAATGGAGTCATTGCCCCTCCTCAGCCGCCTTTTTCTCAGCGCGCTTCTTAAGGGCGAGAACGATGGTGATCATCGATGCAGCAGAAACCATAGCGCCAAGGGATTCCGGAATGCCAGCTCCCTCAGTACCGGGCAAATACTGTCCGCCAATAGTGTTGATGACCCGCGTTACGGTTGCTGCTCCGAGAATTCCAGAAATAAAGGCAGCCACACCGTAAAGGCATCGTTCAAGAACGCTGAGATTGTGAGACGTGAGAACGTAGATGAGCGCCCCGGCCAGCGCTCCGAGAATTACGCCAGCCTCCGTATTAGCCCAAAATCCGGCGAACGTGGCAGTCGTAACCGCAGCATGCGCTGTGGCGCTGCCGGAAAGAGGTTCAGACATACATATCCTGTGTGCACAAAAACCAGGCTGATCGAGGCCTTGACAATCCAACCTGTGGTGGGTGAGTGGAAGTGCTCTAAAGGCTCGGCTTGTTTTTCTCCGTAAGTCAGTCATCTATAGCCGAGAATTGCATTTTGTAACTATTTCAAAGATATTGACCGCATTAGTTGTTTTACGTTGAGGAAATCATGGATTCGAACACATTGACTGTAATGGGTACATTTATAGTCGCAATAATCAGCGGCCTACTCGCTTACTCATCTTCCCTTTCTACAAAGGAAAAGGAAATAAAGTTGAGTGCTTTTGAAAAACTAGGATTAGATGCACACGCTATATTGGAAAGTCTATATTCACATACTGATTGGCATAGACTTACATTTGTTCATCGTGCAAATTTAAACCGGAGAGACTTGATAGCTGCTGGCAAACAGCAACCTCTAAATATCGATGAAATAAGAGAGCTAAAGGTGAGGTTGAAATTCTTTGATAAGGACTGTCATCAGCGATACGAAGCAGTCACTAAGGCCCAGGGTGACTTGATACCTAAAATCTATGGTTATATTCGATCACCTGGTGAAAAACCCGTTCCAGAGACACTGTTGTACACTACTTATGAAGTAAGGTCTTATATTTTTAAATTAAATAAAATCTGCGAGGAGGTTGAATCTCTCAAAGAATTTATTACTAATGAGGCATCACGGCGATACAGAGCAACAATATCTTCGTCTAGGTATGTAACATTTGCTGCAATTATTGTTCTCGTCTTTGCTGTCATTGCATTCGTTTATTTTCCGATGACAGGAAACTCATCTGAAAAATTTAAAGAGAAAGTAACTTTAATTTATTCGTAAAAAAACCCGCTCCGAGGCGGGGCGGGGCGGGGCGGGGCGGGGCGGGTTTCTTTTTTCTGTTGCTCAGTTCGCTTTAACGTCCTGAGCCTACCACAATTTAAGCACTTCGTTGCTCACTTTGCAACTTAAATCTGTCGCTATTTGTGCCGAATGCATCACAAAGTGGTGCGTACAGGATCGATTCTGCCAAACTTACCCAAGTATCAATGCGGCGGCGGCAGGTTATCAGGGTCCAGTCGGGATGTTTTTCATTCAGCTCATTGGCCATCTGTAGCTTGCTCTTACGCAGGCGATGACGATCAACGATCACACCATAGAGTGAGCGGTAATCGTCGTTCATTAGTACCGAAGCGATTACACCATCAACCTTCAGCCCCTCTTCGTCCGAGCAGAACGCCAGGCCGCTTTTGTTTTTACTGTCGAGAATCTCTCTCAGGTACGCTTCCAGTTCAGGTTTAGTGATGCCTGATTTCTTCATACGGCGCAGTGCGTCATTGATAGCGGTCTTGGTGATTTTTCCGGATGCCAGCAGCTGGTTGAACATATTGCCGCCCGAACCGCCGCCGATGTAAGACCAGCGGCCCCACATGCGGAGCTTTCCCTGAATCCAGATGCTTTCGAGGGTATGAAGGCGAACCATTTCGCCAGATTTGCCAACTTCGGAAGGGTTAATCATTTTGCGTCTCCACTTACGCCAGTACGCCAATTGCCAGCGCACGATCTAAAAACCGAACCAACAGCGCTAACTGGTCGCCGTGCTTCGCTTCAAATGCCACAGGATCAGCGTGCAACTCGTCGTGATGCCCCCTGCACAGAGGTATCACAAACAGGTCGTGCGCCTTGGTACCCATTCCACCCTGCCCGTGGCCTATCAGGTGATGGGGGTCGTCTGCTGGCTTATTGCAGCAAACACACGTCTGAGTCTTCACCCAGCGCGTGTACTTCTCGTTCACCCAGCGGTGACGCTTTGGCCTCAGCAGGAAGGATTCCGGTGACTCCGGATCTACCTTCACCGCAACTATCTTTTTGACCTTCTCCTGGAGGAGTTCCGTCGCCGGTACTGAGGGGATAATGTCGCTTTCCCTCATCACCGGATTGATAATTTCCGGCTTAATCCGCAGCGCCTTACTGGCCACTGCTTCAGGTATGAGATCGGCTAAGTCGTTCCTGACCATCCACCAGCAGAACTCCGGTAAAGTTAGTGTGTGGTCATCTCTGAAGCCTAATTGACCATTCACCATCTTCAGCAGCCAGGATACCAGGTTTTGACGGGCAATTCCCGCGAGTCTTTCAGTGGAATGATCACGAATTTGATTATCACATCCCCAGCAAAGACGGATGCTACCCGGCTGGTGGCGCATGATTGTATAGCTGCTCGCGTGCCAGTCGTTGTGAGGCCACTGACATTCATATTTGCGTTCTAACCATGCATCCAGACCAGCCAGACCACCAGCGCGCTGAATCACTCGCTCATTCTCAAAAATTGGCTGCATACTGACATCATCTGTCAGTGTCTGGTAAGCCTCAGGGATAACGCCAGATGGCAAATCGCTCATGGCTTCGGTAGGCGTTTCCACGACAACGCGGCCCTGTCGGAAAAGCCACAACAGCTCACTGCCAGGGCGAAGAATTACCACCCCGGCAATAGGAGCGATTTCAGGTGTGAGTAAAGCTTTCACGCCATATGCCCCTTACCGCGCGCTGCACAGCGTCAACGGAGTAATCAGCAAACGCTTCGGCAATCTCACGGCTGGTTAAGCCAGGATTGTCAGCAATGAACATCTCAAGGGTTTTCATCAGGCTGCTCATCAGTTACCCCCTAAATCCGTCAGGAATTCCGCCGTAGTCGGTATTCTGGAAGCTGGACTTGAACACACCATCCTGACGAGCCCACTCTCCGTTCACTCGTTCCGGGCGGTTCGCTTTGTTCCAGTTGTTCGCCGACTTCAGGTAGCCAGGGAATTTGGAAGGTTGGAAAAGCGTTTGTGGGCGAAGGTATTCGGACATCTTCAGGTCATCGCCCCACTTGGCGTTGCTGTAGTCCACCACCAGAACCAGCTCATCAACGGTAAAACCTTCACCGATTCGGGCGCGGATGTTTTGCAGAGAAGTCGTTGAAACCTGGTAGCGGGAGTTCGTCACTTTGTTCAGGTGATTTAAAACCACTTTGGCCTGATCGGTGATCAACACTTCACGGTCTGGTTGCGACGCAACCGGACAAATAGTGTTTTTTATATCTGTAGTATTCTCTGTTGTATTCTCTGTAAGAACATCAGTGCATTTTGACCTGATGACAGCGGTTCGTTTTGACCTGATGGAGCGTTCCACTTTGACCTCTTCCATCGGTTCATTTTGACCTGATGGACGAGTGCATTTTGAACTCTTCGATTTGGTCACTTTGACCTCATCTAAAAGCTCGCTTTCGTAGTTGATCGTGTAGTAGTTCGTCATGTCGCGCTGAGACTTATTCAGCTGCTCAATTTTGAGCACGCCGAGCGTCTTCAGACGGGTGAAGGTGCGCTTCAGAGTGGACTCAGACCAGAACGGGAACTGCTCCAGCCATTGCTCATTCGTGTTGTAAATCCAGCGCACGCCGTCACGCTCCAGTCCGGAGGTGGTTTCTTTCAGCCAGTAGTTCACCTGCTGCAACGCAATCGCCTCATTCAGGCCAATGCTGTATGCAAGGTCAGGGTTTATCACTATTGGCCGGGATGGCATCAACAGGCTCATGGTCGTCCTTTAACTCTGTAAATTTACGCTGGAATTGCTCAAGAGGGCTGAAGCACTCATGATCGTACCCTTCGCGAAGGTATATAACGCGTCGAGTCTCTGGCTCCCATCGAATGACTTGAACAGGGACCCCGTAGTGGTCGCGGAACCACCTGTTAAGCTCGCGCATAGTGATTCACCCTTGCGACGCCACACACCCACAATTGCCATCGCCCTGCCGTGGTTACAAGGGACCCAGCGGCCTGATACCATGCGCTCATACCGAAACGA